ATGGCTATGAAAACTAAGCTTGAGTTGGCGACCATTGGCCGGGCGAAAGCCAATGCCACCATTCAAAGTCAGGCGGTGGACGGCGGCGCTGATCGCTGGACGGCGGCGCTGATCGCCTGCCTTCCGACGCAGGAGGAAGCCAGGCGACAGCGCCGCAAGGCGTCCCCCCCTCACTAACAGGGGGGGAAAGGGTACCAGACGGGGCACAGGGTAGCAGTCCCCAAGGTGGTAAAGCCTTCCCTTCGCATCTTCTGGGAAAACTGCTCTTGACGGTCAATGGCCAGGTCAAGCGCTTGTTGCGTCGTCACGGTGTGTCAGGGGATGTCGGGTTCATTGATTGGATTAATTTCACGGTCGACGCGTCCTCGTTCGAGTGGGACTCTGGCTCTTGTGATCTGAGCGAGGAAAAGTTGATCCTCGATGCGTCTTTGGTGCTGGAAGGCATTTTCGGCTTCGGCATTACGGGTCAACTGCCAGCCGGTCGGAATTTCTATCAGCGAGCTTACGCGCTTGGCGAAACCTTCGGATTCCTGGGCATTGGTGGGCAGCGGGGCACGGCGATGATAAGCGTTAGCGGCCAGGGTCTGGCGGCGGCGGCTGACGGGTGGGAGCATCGCTTAAAGGCGTGGCTTGATCATAAAGCGCAACGTCCTCGGCTTACTCGGGTGGATGTTGCGCACGAGCTTTACGCGGGCGAATACACGGTGGATCAAGCGTTCGAGGACTACAAAGCAGGCGGGGCAGATACACAAGGGCGCATGCCTGTTTGCGAGCAGCGCGGCGATTGGCATAAGCCGAACGGGTCGGGGAGGACGTTCTATATCGGCAAGCGTGCCAGCGGTAAATTTCTGCGGGTGTATGAAAAGGGCAAGCAACTCGGCGACGTCGACAGCGAGTGGGTTCGTGTGGAATGCGAATTCAAGAGCGTGGATCGGGTTTTACCGTTCGACATCCTCTTGAATTCGGGTGCATACCTGGCGGGCGCATATCCGATGCTGCAATGGATTTCAGCGAAGCAAGAGCGGATCGCTACCGTAAAAAAGTCCGTCGAGGCCACCTACAAGAGCACGTGCGCATGGCTCAAGCGTCAGTGTGGTGGGGCTTTGCATTTCGTCGAGCAAATGGAAGGGAGCGCGCAGGCGGTTCTTGATCTGGTGCGGCGTGATAAGGGCATTCCGGCCAGGTACAAGGCGGCGGCGCCTTCTCTTGACGATGCGGGGGTTCCGGTGCATCGCCAGCAAAAGGTGTCGTTGCCGTTTGGATTGATAGAGGAACAAATGATCGCGGCATTCTAGCCGGGGTTTTGTCTAGTACCGCGCGAGCGGTTTTGTGAAAGGGTGGCGTATGGAAAAAGTTGAAATTTGTGGTGCGACGTTCTTTGAGGGCGCTATTGATGGGGGTGCGCATATCGACAATTGCAAGGTGCACATCTTCACCGAGCTGGACTTCACGCAAGGCCGGGCGTTCGGGCGGGGCACGCATGCCTACAAGGGACTGACAGCGGCAGAGTATCCGCCGTTGATGAAAGCCTTTGAGGAAGCGCAACGGCGCGGTGTGCCGTGCATGGCAGAGGTGGACATCGTTCGGGTTTTGACTTCCAAGGGGCCTGCCAGCGTGCTCAAGCGGTGCGTGCCTTTGCCTTTGCCGCCTATCGGGAGCGGGTCCACGTCGGTCGGCGGCGCGGCGGCTTCGGGGTCTGTGACCAAGTAATGAATGGCCGATCAGCGTCAACTCGTCTCGGGGTATGCGGGGCGCCGGGTGGCGTGGGGTCGGCCGGTCATCTGCGGTCGGGTGTTCGAGCAACGTCTGTACGGCTGCAACAAATGCGGGCATCGGAACATTGTGGCGCGATGGGTGGAAGTGGGCACTGGTCGAGTGCAAGCGGCGAAAGCCTGGCGCGGTCGGTGTGGTTCGTGCGGCGCTTACTTGGGTTGGCAGGACCGCGGCCGATAGAGCTAGGGGTTCCAGCTAGTAGGAAGTGCTGCACAAAAAGAGGGGGGCGCAGGGCGCGCTCCCGGTTCGGGTCTTGTTGAGTCCTTCGTTAAAGGGAATGTCATGTTCGATTGGTTCGATATGCAATGGCGGCGTTTTAATCTGTGGTTGGATTGCAAGCGGGATTATCCCGGCGAGAAAGTGAAGATTCTGCATGTCGGCAATGGTGTGGTCCGGGCGTTTCGGATGCGTGAGTTAACACCAGAGGAAGTGCAGGCAGCGGAGGAACAGGGGCTGCGGCGCGATGCTTTCTTGACTCCGGAGCAGAGGGAGCAGAGAGCAAGGCGGGTTTCAGAGCTGCAGGAAAAAGTACGGGGTAGCAATACGTCGGGGGAAGAGTAGATAAGGCTCCTTCACTGATAGGCTAGCGCTTTATTGTGTTGTTCTGTCTAGTGGAGGTTCTAATCATGTCCATACGTTTTAGTTTATTCGGCATTACTTATAGCGTTGAGCATCAATTGCGTTATGAGGCGTATCTTTCTTTCGATGTAACAGACGATTATTTTTTAATCGGCCGGTTTTATAGTTTTCGCGCTGCGCAAAAGGCGCTTCTTTCTGAAGGCGTGCAGGTGGCAAAGCTAAATAGCGGTGAGGATGTTTTCGGGATCGTTCGAGACATCGGCAAAATGAAGGATTACGGCCCTATGCTTTTTCAAGAGCTTGTCGAAGAGTACCGTGTCATCAGCGTGAGTGGTAATTTGTAATCTGTAGTGCGGTAGCATGAAACCGCGCTGGCCTATCAGTAAAGGGGTGATTATGTTGCAAGTGGAGGTTTTGTCTGTGCGGCCTACGCGGGGTGGGTTGAAAATCGCCCACGTGAGGGCTGGCGAGTTCTTCGGCGACGTTCCGGCGACGGGGGATGTTATAGAAGGTGCGGCGGCGCATTTACGGGTGACTTTGGTTTGTCGCGATGGCCGTTTGGGTGCGTCTCTGCGGTGCGAGCGAGAGAAGGCTTGACGATGGCGATTTGCGCAACGATAGACGGGGCAGGGGTGGTGCATGCGGCGGGGAGCATTCCTCTTGGCGAGTGCACGGGGTTTGTTCTTTTGGATCAAGCGGACTGGATTGCTAACGGAGTGGTTCAGGGCTTGCTGACTATCCCGGCGGGCGATGATTTCGCGGCGCTCTGGTATGCGGGGTTTTCCACGCCTATTACGCTGGGGCTGGTGGCGTGGTCTTGTGCTGCGATTATCGGGATTTGGAAAAGATAGCGGCCGGCGTTCGGTCGAAAGGCGTCGCAACGGTTGCCCATCGTGCGGCGTTCAACTTAGGGCGAAGGAGTAATGATGATGAAAATCATTGACAAAGTGCTGGTGGGTGCCAGCTTGCTGGGCTTTTCCGGCTTCTTGCTGGCCGACCCGCTCGACTACAGCGGCTTCACGGGTGCTGTGGACGTGGCGACGGTATCGGCGGCCATCGTCGCGATGGTCGGCGGCCATCGTCGCGATGGCCGTGCTGAAGGTCGGCCCGAACGTCGCTAGCTGGGCGTCTCGGAAGCTGGCGGGCTTTTTCCGCTAAGCCGATGGGGGGCGCCTTCGGGCGTCCCTATGTCACTCGATAGGGGGTTGTCATGTTCTGGTTAATGCTGGCGTATCTGTCGGGCCTGGGTTCAGCGGTTATCGTTTGGGGGTGCTTCAATGCGGGATAGTATCCGGGCGTTGCGGGCGTCCTGGTGGTTCCTGGTCGGGTTGTCGATAGCGTGGCTTCTGCTCGTTCCTCGTGGTGCGTTGGCTCAAGAAACCTGTGTTGGTGGGGTTTGCACCGTTCCGGCGAGCGGGGCGCCGACGCCAGCGCGTTGGAAAGGCAGCCGGCAACACGGGACGACAAACGCGGTTACGCCGAATTATTACGAAGGGCCGACGGCGGAATCAGTCGGTACGCCGATGTGCCAATATCGGGCGTCGACTTTGAGTCCGCCCCAGACGGGCACGTTCACGAGTTTCAATGCCAACTATTTGCGGGCTGACTGTACGTTTTCGAGCTGGGGCTTTCCGAATACAGGCGGGGGCATGGGTCAGTATTGCCCGGCGCCATCGACGCAAGTGTCGGGCAGTTCGCCGAATATCGTGTGCTCGGGGAATGTTTACACGTGTCCTGCCGGTCAGGGGTGGACGTTGAGTGGTTCCGTATGTTCGCGGCCGGCCTGCCCCTCGGGTACGGCGCGGAATCCGGACGGGACTTGCTCTATTGTGTGTCCGCCGGATCAGATTGAAAACGTGGATCACGTGTGCGTTCCTCGGTGTGAGGCGGGGGCTGCGGCCTGGTCTGATCCGAGGTCGTACGGGGGCACGGGGAGTTTACCGGCCACGTTCTGTAATGCGGGTTGTCAGCTGAGTTCAGACGGTCTTTTTTCGGGGTACGGGTCGGGCAAATGGTGGGCGTATGGTGTGGCCAAGCAAACGGGCGTTATGTGCGGGACCGGCGGGCCGGCAAGTGATGACCGGCGGGCCGGCAAGTGATCCCGGGCAGGTGGTGGACCATTCGGCGGAAGTGCCGAGGTACGAGCAGGACAGTGCGGAACAACGGTGTATTGATTCGGGCCAGGGGTTCGGCACGGTCAATGGTGTTGTGGTGTGTAGCGGGCCGGTGGAAAACACGAAGAAAACCGAGGTGCAGAAGGTCACGGACAAGCCAGCGGGCGGACAGCCGACGACCACCGAGACGACGCGACCACCGAGACGACGACGACAACGGTGTGCACGTCGGCCGGCTCGTGTACGACGACGATATCGAGCAACGTTACCTCGGGCGGGTCGAATACGGATGGGACGGGTGCGGGGTCGACCACGTCGGCGGGTGATGGCAAGGTTGTTACGGGGAGTGCGTCCGAGTTCTGCAAGGCGAAACCGAACGATAAACAATGTCAGGGGATCAGCCAGGGAGTAGCGGCGGGTACGGGCGACCTTTATGGCGCGGGGGAACGTACGGTGGCTGATGTTCTATCGGAATTCAAGGCAGCGGTCAGTGCGGCTCCTATCGTCTCGGCCGCAACGGGCTATCTGTCTACGACGATACCGGCCGGCACGTGTTCGGGGCTTGCGGTGAGTGTCGATGTGATGGGGCATACGTGGAGCTTTGACCCTGGTTCGGTTCTGTGTGGCACCTTCGCGGCCAGTGTCTACGCGGTGCTGGGTATCGGGGTAATGCTGGCGGCCGGCTGGGTTGCCTTCCGTATCGCTATTTTGTAGGGGGCAAATCATGTTTGAGTGGCTGAGCAGTATCACGAGCTTCCTGGTGGACCTTGTCAAAAGTTTCTTCCTGTCGTTGGTGGAGTTCGTCAAGGATGCGGTTGTGTGGGTTCTGGATGCGATCCTGGGCGCGCTATCGCGATCCTGGGCGCGCTATCGGCGGCGATTGCAGCGATTCCGGTTCCGCCGTTTATGACGCAGGGGCTTGATGCGGGCGGGTTGATAGCGGGTCTGCCGTCGTTCGCTTTGTATGTGGCCAGTCAGACGCGCATCGGTGAGGCGCTGGTGATCATTTCGGCCGGTGTTGGGTTCTACCTGGTCAGGAAGATAGTTACTTTGGGTCAGTGGTAGGTGTTGCGTTAAGTGAGGTGAGGTCATGTTGATATTTCACGAGGGTTTGCCGGGGTCCGGGAAGAGCTATGCGGCAATCAAGGACCATGTGATTCCGGCGCTGCGCAAGGGGCGCAGGGTCTTTGCCTATATTGAGGGGCTGGACCATTCGCGGATTGCACAGGTTTCCGGCATTACTGAGGAAAAATGCAGGGACTTGCTGTTTCAGGTGGAACGGGACCATGTGACGACAATTTACGATCACGTGGAAAATGACGCATTTGTCGTTATCGACGAATTACAGGATTTCTGGCCGTCTTCCAGGACGAAGCTGGAACCGAAAATAACCGAGTTCATCACGCAGCACCGCCACCGGGGGTTGGATGTTCTGTTGATGGGTCAGGTTCTCGGCGACTGTCATGTCATGTGGCGCAATCGCGTTGATCAAAACGTGTTCTTTTATAACCGCGATGCTGTCGGGAAGCCGAACGAATACAAGTGGTCTGTTCGCAAGCGGCAATCAAATGGCAAGTTTCAGGAGGTCACGAGCGGCGTTGCGTCCTATGATCCAGAGTACTTCGGCACTTATGCGTCGCACACGTCCGGGACCGAGAACACCGAAAAGTATGTCGATGAACGGGCGAATGTTTGGGCGTCGCCAGTGCTGCGGAAAACGTTACCGATTTATGCGGGTATTGCTCTGTGCGCGCTGGTGTTTGTGTGGTGGATGTTCAGCGGGGGCTTGGTGGATTCGACTTTACCGCTGGACGCGAAGGGGAAAGGCACGGGTAAGCCTGTAGCGGAGCAGAAGGCGGAAGCGGTGAAGGCTGGGCCGGCAGTGGTGCCGACGGTGGTTCATTCCGTGGTGGCCAGTGTCGAGCCGCCCGGCGATTTGGTGGACCAATTGACGGGGGCGTATCGGATTCGCGTCGGCGGCACCTTGCGTTATGGTGAACGTCAGATGGGGTGGGTGGAATGGCGCACGGAGGACGGGGGCGTTCGTGAAGTGCTGAGCTATGTGCAGCTGGCGGGTCTTGGTTGGCTGGTCATGGTGTCGGCCGATGGCGGACTGGTTACGCTGTCGAAATTGGCGCGCAAGTACTATGCGACGGCTTGGCCGTTGCGGGACGTCAACGGCCGTGCCAGTGCGGCGACGGTGGATAGTCTCAAGCCTGTCAGAGTGGACGGGGGGGCGTGAGGTGCGGCGCGTGGGGTTTCCTCGGGAGTTGGTCGGCGTGCAGCCGGAGGGCGGCTTCTATCCGGTGACAGAGGCTGTGCCGGCCGTGACAGAGGCTGTGCCGGCCGTTTTTCTGGGTCGCGGCCGGTGGAAAGGGGGAGGGGCTTTACATTGGTTCGTCGATGATTACCGGCAAGAATTCTGCTGGCGGCGTCCGCAAGAAGGGCGGTTGGTGGCGAGTCTGGCGCGTATCGTCACGGCGCCCGATTTTACTGTATGGGATGACGATCCAAAAGCGATGCGAGAGCATCAAGCGTGGCGCTCGGCGTTGGTGGCGGCCTACTGGCGGGAGGTCGGCGTGCGGGTGCTGCCGGTGATCAGTTTCGATAGCGGCGCGGAACGGTACGTCAAGCCTGGGTCGACGTGGGCCGTTCGCGGGCCTTCTGGCGCGTCGGAATCTCGGTGGAAGGCGGGAGTATCGGAATTTTGCGATAAGGCCAGGGTTGCGCGTCTGGTGGTGTTTGGTCGGGCGCTGCCGTGGCTCGATACGCTCGGGATTCCGCTGGAGCTGCGGCGCTTGCAGCCGGCGACAAAGGAGGGGTGATGAATAGCGAGGACGTTCAACTGCTCGCGCAGGTCGTGGCGTGGCTGGTTCTGGTCCATTCCATGTTGGCGTTGTGATGGGGGGGCGAGGGGCGCGGCCAGCGGGGGAACGGGAACCGAAGGAACGGCAAGAGGATGGGGGAACGCGGCCGTGGGAAGCGGACTGGCCGGAGCGGGAGCGGTGGATATGGGAAATCAGCGAGGAGCGTTTAGAGGGATATCGGCGGATGCTCGATTCGGCCGGAGCGGGGCACCGGGTAGACGGGTCGGCGCGGGGCGATGGCGGTGACTACTTCAAGGGCCTGGTGGACAAGGAAACGGCGCGGCGGGCAGGGCGTTGAAAACGGGGGTCAGGACGTGAATCTATTGCGGCAGTTCGGGCGCGTTTGCGAGCGGGTCTTGATGTATCGCGGCGCGCGGTGGTTTCTCGATGCGATCGGCAGCGCTCTCGGTATCAAGCGCTGATCTGCCGGCGACAGCAGCAAAGACAAAGCCCCTTGCGGGGCTTTTTTTGCGGCTATTCATTGATGGCTTCGGCGGTGGGGTGGGTGCACATGTGCTGCGCTGTGCCGAGGGCGTCGTCTTCGTCGGTCGTGAAGTAGTCGGCCGGTTCATAGTGGATGCCGGCGACAAACAACTTGACGATGTATTCCTGCGTGTCGGGCGACCAGTAGATATGCGACCGGCGATCTTCTGTGCCGGTGATGCGAATTTTTAGGCGGTTGGTCATGCTTCGCTCCTCAAGTCGCGTTCTTCTTCGAGCTGAATCCACCGTGTGACTGTCTTCCGGCAATCGGCCCAGTTGTTCAAGCAGTAGAAAACTCGGCCGTCAAGCACAAGCTTTTCGATGTCGGCGCCCATGTGCCGTGCTTGCAGGATGTGGTGTATCAGAATCTCCGGGTCGAGTCTTAACCGGGTGCGCAGGATACGAGGCGTTAGCGGTCCGTGCTGCAACATCTGCACGAGGCGCAATGTCTCTATGAGTGCGAATTGCTCGGGCTTTGGTCGGGTTCCGGGTGTCCTGCCAATCTGGACTGATGAACCCTTCGCGTTAGCTGGTACGGCTGCGTCGGTCGTTGCGGTTTTGAAGTTCTGCGCTTGCAT